AAGCGGCCTTCAGTACATCGACCAGCTTCGCCTCGGCATCCATGGCTCTCTGGTCGGCTGGATTTGGGACTACATGATCGCCGGCGGCACCATGTCCGAGCACCTCGGGCTTCTTCCGCACCACAAGGACCGGAAGACCGGCACGGCGGACAAGCCGCTTCGCTACAAGTGGCCCATGCCGGACGAATACAGCCTCACCCCCGATGGCAACGTGACGGGCCGCAAGACCCTTTTCATTGCGCGCGGTGGCGCCCTGATCCGCCTCACTTCCGCCCCGCTTCTTGTCGAAGCCGACAAGATCATCAGCAAGCGGATCGAAGAAACCGTCGCCAGCATCACGACGGGCTTTTACCTGCCCTTCCGCGATGCCCGCGTGCTCGTCGACGACACGCTGGACTTCACGGAGCACGGCTTCCCCGAGTGGTTCAATGCGGCGAACGCGCCGGCACGCAACGCGGCCTAACGGCGCCGCAACAACCTAACTGACAACCCCCCGGGGGGCCTTTCGGGGCCCCCCGGTTTGTTTCCAAGGAAAGGGAAAGGCACAACCATGGAACTTGAAAAACTCAGCATCAACGAACTGAAGGGGCTCGCGAAGGAACTCGGCATTGATGGCAAGGGGAACAAGGCGGAACTCGCGGCCCGCATCGCGGCCGCAAGAAAGCCCGAGGGCGAAAAAGGGGAAACACCCGCGGCGGGCGACGAAACCCCGACGTTGGCAGCGGATGGCGGCGAGAACAAGCCCGCCGCTTCGACGTCCGCACCAAAGACGGCGCCCCCCGCACCGAAGCCGACGCCGAAGCCGAAGCCGAAGCCGGCGGAGGAATTCCTGGCCCTGGCGCCGCACGCCACCTGCTTTGATGACCCCGAGCACGGGATCTTTCTCGTGAAGGGGCGGAAAGTACCGGTGCCGGCCCGCATCTCTGAGAACCTTCGCCGCGCACTCATCGCGGGCGCCGTCGTGAAGGTGAAGGGCTAACCATGGCGACCGCCGACGCAATTGCACGAGTGAAGGGGTACCTTCCCCGTTCCGCGGCCGTCCCGGAGATTGAGGGCCTTGTCGGGCTTCGTGCCGACGAGGCCCTCGGCCTTTGGTTTCCCGACCTGGCGTGGTCGCAGCTTTCCACCCGGCAAAAGATGATCGTCGGGATGCAGGGCGCGCTTTCACTTATTCCGGCCGCGCGGGACTGGTTCGCGAAGCAACTCATCAAGGCCACCGCCGAAGGCACCGGCGGTGAATTCACGCGCCAGCTGGACGGCCTGAGGGAACTGGAAGCCGGCCTCCAGGTGCAACTTGACCGCGCGCTCGTTCTAGAGGGCCTCGCGGGCGCGCAAAACTACTCGCCGGATGCCGGTTGGCTTCTGGCTTCGGAGTGAATGAATGGCAGACCAGCTTTCCGCCGCCGACGTTGAGGATTTCTTCGCGGGAATTCGCGAAGTGACGGACACATTCCAGCGCTTCCCCGTTGTGCTTATTCAGGCCCGGCGGGCGACGGAGGAGGAGCTTCGCGCGAACCGCGGGCGCCCGCTTGCGGCATTGCCGGCGGAGGAGGTGGAACTCCTGGCGGGGCTTTCCTTGCCGGGCGATCCGAAGCGGGCCCGCATCTTCAACCTGTTCGGCCCCGAAAGCGGCGCGGAAGCCGCGCTTTCCTTCAACCTTCGGGTTCTGCAGGAAGCCGGCATCCGCATCGATGACGACGACCGCTTCCGCTTCACGCTTCCGGGCGAAGCAGAGGCGGCCGAGTGGAAGGTCATCGGCAGCAAACCCGCCGGCATCTTCCGCGACCAGGCGGCGCTCTTCGCCGTGGCGCTTGTGAGGGCATAGGCATGGCGGCGAGTGACGGCGCGGAATTCAAGAAGTTTGGCCAGTGGGAAATGGTCGGCGGCTTCCTGGGGAACCTTGCCGAGCGGATTGACGGGGCATTGAAGAAGGCGACGCACCTTAACGCCATGCGCGTCCAGCGGCGCCTCGTGCTTCACCTGCAGAACCAGGATCTCGTCCCCGAGACTTGGCCGCACCTTAACCCCGCCTACAAGGCGAAGAAGGTGAAGGAAGGGTTTTCCGACAACGTGCTGATCCGCACCTCGTCGCTCCTGAATTCCATCTCCATGCAATCGGCCGTCGTGAAGACGCAGGGCGGGCTTTCCGCCTGGGTCGGGGTGAACCGCACCGCGCGGAACAAGGACGGCGAAAGCCTTGTGAACATTGCGGCCGTGCATGAATTCGGAAGCCTGAAGGCGAACATTCCCGCACGCCCGCTTTTCCGCACAACTTACCAGGAAATGGCTCAGGAGATTCAGGACCGCTACCGGCGCGCGATCCTGACGGTCCTCGGCCTGCCGCCGAACCTGGCGAACTCGGGCCAGTACATCACGCCTGATCCGCCGAAGCCGACGCCGCCGGCGATGGAGGAATAGATGCCAAGCTTCGAAACGCTGGAAGATACCATTTGGGATCGGCTGCAGCGCATTGCGCTCGAGCGGAAGGGCGGGCGCCTTACCGTTCTCCACGCACAGAACCCGCGCGAGCTTCCCGATCTTCCACGGCCAAAGAAGGGGGAACCGGGGAAGGCGAGGATCGTCATTCAACCCGTCTCCTCCGTCCCCCTTCACGGCCGGAAGCCGCCGGGCGCGAAGGTTTACCGCGGCGTTGACCCCGTGGAGGCCACCCTCCCCACGGGCGAAAGCGCGGAGGGCTTCTCCCGGTATATGGTCGCGGATGCGCCGGATTGGTATGCTTCGCAGTACCAGGCAAGCTATTGGACCCGCGATGCCGGAATCTCCACCGCGCTTTTCCGCCTGATGGACAAAGCGCTACCCCTGCGAGGCTACATTCCCCTGCAGGGTTCGGTCTTCAAAGTGTTTTGCCGGAGGGTTGGAAGCCCCGCTTTCCTGGACAGCTTCGGGGGCGATGAAACGCACTTCGAGCGCGTGTTCACCTGGGAATTCCAGCACTTCGTCGACGACTTCGAAAGCGTGGAGATGCCGACGATTCGGGCAATGCGGTTTGGCGTGTTCGATTTCTCAAACGAGGAGCTTTCCCGCTCCCAATCAGGAGAACTTAGCGAATGAATGGCCTCGCGAAAACAACCTTTGAAGTGGTCGATCTTTCCTATCGCCACGCCGCACAGGGCCTCACGCGCGCTTGCGTGCTCGTGAAAACGCGCCGCGGCCCGAAGCGCGCATTTGTCGGAAGCCCGGAAGCGTTCGACCGGCTTTTCGGCGTCCTGCTGACCGATCCGAATGAGAAGGGCGCCCTCATGGTTCGCCGCGCTTTGGACATGGGCGCTTCGTTCTACGTTGGGCGGGCGCTTCACTATGGCGATGCGACCGATGCGAGCACGGTGGATGGCACCGAAGCGGAAAGCGTGCTGAAGGAAAGCACCGCGGCGGCGCCGACGCTGACACTGAATGGCACGGGCTGGAGCCTGAAGCTTACCAGCAAGGACGGCAACCCGCGCGACTTCGCAATCGTGGATCCGGGCACTTCGAACGCGGCGCTTGAAATCGTCGCGACCGCCGGCAATTCCGGCATCGTGGACGACATCCAGGTAAGCGTCGCCACCGGGGCCGATAGCCTGATCACCTCCACCGCGGAGGAAATCGCGGCCGCACTTACCACCGCGCAAGGCGGCCTGATTTCGGTGGAGGTTCTTTCCGGCGCCGAGGTTGTCGTCGAAGCCGCATCCGGCACGCTTACCACGCCGGACGTCGCCGAGACGGCCCGCATCGCCGCCCTCGGCGTGGGGCCTTGGCCGAATGCCGAGGAAGGAAACCTTCGCTACCAGATCACGGACAACGCCGCCGATCCGGCAACGTTCGACCTGGAGCTTTCCTTCGACGAGCAACCGGAACTGGCGGAACGATTCGTCGGCCTCTCCATGAACCCCCAGCACGCGCGCTATGCGCCCGGCTATGTGAACACGCGGTCGAACCTCGTCCGGTTCTACGACTTGAACGCCGGCGTCGGTGACTTCGCGGCGCGGCGCCCCGTGGAAACGGAAGGCTTCATCAACTTCAAGACGGCCGGAAGTTCCGTCGGCGCTTCCCTCGTCGTGTCTGACTTCACGGGCGACCGCGTGGCTGGCACCGGCTGGCACGTTTTCGACGACGTGATGGATGCGAACCGCATCTTCACCGTGGAACCGGCGGAGTACGAAGTGCACACGAGCGGCGAAGCCTACGCCCGCGGAAGGAACTTTCACGACCTTCGCTACCTTGCCGTCATTCCGGACATTCGCCCGGAGGATGCGGTCGCCTGGCGCTACCGGACCGGCGCCTATGAGGGCGAAGGCACCGCCCTGGATTCGCGCTTCGCAGTGTTCTATTATGGGCACTACGAGGTCCGCGATCCGCGCAATTCGGCGCGCGTGATGATTTCGTGCATCGCGGACGTGTTCGCCGTCGGCGCCCGCATTGAGAAGGCCGGGCAACCCTGGACGGCGAAGGCCGGCGAGGATGCGGTCATTCCTGGCGTTATTTCCTTCTCGCACAACGTCGGCGCCCCCGCGCGGCAGGCCGAGGGCGATCTTCTCATCAACGCGCAAATCAACCCCGTGCTGGCCTTCCAGGGTTCGCCGGCGATGATTTGGGGCGAGAAGACCGCGCAACAGGTCGCCAGCGCCGCACAAAGCCTTCACGTCAACGACCTGCTGATCGTGATGGAGCGGGCCCTTCGCACGCTTACCCGTTCGGACCTGTTCAAGCCGAACAACTGGCGCAACTGGCGCCGCATTTACCTGAAGCTGCGTCCCGTGTTCCGCGACCTGCAGCGCCGCGAGGCGTTTGTGGATCACCGGATTTTCTGCGACCAGGATGTGAAGCACCCCGACGAGGCGCGCCTTAACATTCCTTCCGTTGTGGAAAATGAAGAGTTCATCCTGGATGCCTACATTAAGCCGACCCCGATCATGGGGCACATCAAGCTCCGCGCGATCCTTTCGCAGCTTTCCGCGCGCTTCGAAGAACTCTTCGAAGTCACCCCCCCGGCGGCCTAAAGGGCGCGCCGGCAAATCCCTGGAGGAATGATCCACAATGGCTGAAGTCTACGAAGGCAACCCGCGGATGACGTTCAACTTCCGCGTTTCCATCAACGGCATGGAGGCGGGGCTGGCGCACAAGGTGAAGAAGCCGACCCTCTCCGTCGCCGAAGGCAAAATCAGCGGCGGCGGCGGGCGGGCGCGGAAGATCCCGGGCGCCGCACAAATCGGCAACCTCACGCTTCAGAAGGTCATCAAGGGCGAGAACGCCGACAACTTCGCATGGGAAGCTTTGAACAAGGCCCGCAACTTCGATACGGGCGCTTCTTCCCCGCGTGGGGAGTACGAGTTCGACTTCGACGTGGAACACCTGGACACGGACAACGAAACCGTGCTGGACCGGTGGACATATACCGGCTGGGTTCAAAGCGTGGAAGAGGGCGAGTATGATGCCCTGAATGAAGACGCCCCCATCATGGAATCCATCGTTATCGCGGTAAACGGCGTCGGCCGCGACGCCTGATGAACCTTGGCCCCGGAGCACGGACGGAATCCGCTCCCTGCCGCCGTCCGCTTGCCCGGGGCCAACCCATATCTATCGGGGTAGATGGCAGGGAGAACCATTTCAAAGAGGCAGGGAACCTCCATGAACCAGCACGAAATCGAATCGCAGCGTCCGCAGATCACCGCCGAGCCCGGCTTCACGCTTCCAAGCGGGCGCGCCGCCGAAGTCCTCGGCCGCATGAAGGGCAACGACCAGTCCGACCTATCGAACCAGGCAACCATCCGCACCGGCCTCCA